GTTTGGATAAAATCATTATAATCACTCACTTTATCTTCACCACTTATTATATTATATTCAAACACAAGTTTACCTTCTTCTAAAGATTCCATATTGACCTTTAGATAGTAATACTCTACATCTTTGTATTTCCCCTCTTGTATCTGAATTACTGACGTATCACTCGGTGATAGTTTGCTCAGGTACTTGTACTTCATTATCTCTGACATAGTCTCCATATAAAAATTCCTTTGATACTGCTTCTTCTATTTGCTCCATTATTGGTTTAGTAAAATACTTTTCAGGATCCCTGTTAATTACTTTACCATAAATCTTATTACCATCTGGAAGCTCATATCGGTTAGCTACCTTTTTAAAAATATTATACTTTTCCGCTATATCTAATAATCCATAATATCTATCAAGACCCTTATCATAAGTCAATAACACTTCTGCTATTTTATTCTCTTTTGTAAATCTTGACTTCGCCATCTTGCACTTAATAATATTTCCAACAACTTCTGTTCCATCTTTCTCTTTCTTCTTAGATAAGAAACATATTGTTGATGCACTATATTTCAATCCACTACCACCAGCCATTTCTTTAGTCGGTACATAACTTCCAACTACATCATAGACATGGTTAGTAACCAACATAGGCACATTGATCTTAGCTAACTTTAGATTCAATACTCTAAATGTTGCCTTCAATGTAGCTGCTTTAGTCATATCTCTAGTTTCGGATCCTGTAGCGGTATCCTCTAATTCTTTTGTACTACTTAACTGACCAAGACTATCTAACACCATCATCATTGGTGGTCTATTCTTTTCATCTGTCTTAGCATAGTTATCTACTAATTGTAATACTGTGTGTCTAAACTTTTGAATTGTTTCTGGTTCAGATATGATTACTCGTTTAGTATCAATACCACGAGTACTCATCATCTCTTTTGTTACAGCTGCTTCAGTATCAAAGTAAAATACAGCACCAGAAGGGTTATCGTCGAGGAAACGCTTAACGACACCAAGCACAAAGAAAGTCTTTCCGGTCGCTGATTCCCCTGCGAAGGCTGTGATCTTGTTATTAGGTACACCACCGTATAAACTGCCAGAAAGAGCAGCGTTAAGTATGTAGGACCCTGTGTCAATACATCCACTGAATTGACTGGAATTAAGTCCGTCGTCTGCAATATTTGTGTTTTCATCATTTAACTCCTTTACCATTTTACGAAAGTAATCGCTCATAAATATAATCTCCTTTTCACTATTTTACTTCATATCATCATTAAGGTCAACATTTAATTTAAATCCTAGTGGACTTACTTTTTTCTTTTTAAAACCAACATGATTAGTTTTCACATATCCATCTGGAACTTTTTCTTCAGCTTTTTTTTCGGCTTTAATTATAGCTTCATTGGTTTTTTCAGAAGGAACATATGGCTCGTGTTCTAATTTAATTTCAGACCATTCCTTTTTAGTAGCATCTGCTGCTTTTGTAATGTTTACTTTCTTTGGTTTTCCCATTGCTTCTTTCAATGTCATGTTTGCAGCTACAATTAATAATACAGCCAATGGATCAAATACAAATATAATTGTAACTATAATCCACCTTACCGCTTTATCTAATAAATTACTATCTAAATCATCTCCATAGATAAAAGCTGCAATATATTTTATTGGTCCTACTTCTGCTTCTAATGCTAATTGCTCTTTATCCAATTCCAACTTCTCCATAGACATACCATCAATTTTTATGTACGCATCATCTATAACTGTGGATAGTTGTTCTCTTTCTTCATTCTGAGATTCACGAACAGCAATGGATCCACTTGGTCCTCTTATTCTATCATAATCAATTAATACTTGTACTGCTTTATCAAGTTGTCCAATAACTGTCTCAGCATCTTTAATTCTAACTTGTTCTCTGTCTATTTTTTTATCTAATCTTTCAATCAATAAACTATTATCACCAACTGATAAGGTTTGATCCATATGAGCTTTAGATAAGAAACCAAAGATTCCCATTGAAGTTATAAACATTAAAACTACAACAGCAATCATAAAATATGTTTTGATTAATTTGTTTGCTTTGTCCCAATATTGATATAACCATGAAGCTGTAAGAAGTTTACCTACTTCAAGTACTGCACCCATTATTGCAATTGGAATTTTAGCTGCTGCAAAGATAGCCATTAAACCCACAATACTATACCAAGCTGCAACTCCTGATATTGCTAGTCCTACTATTAATGTCAGAATACCAAAAAACATTATTCTCTTGTCATTCCAAGAAGTTTATCTATTTGACCTTCTACTTGAGCTTTACGATCAGGCCAATAGATATATTCTTTATCAGATGTTTTTAAAAGATTAACTAGTAAAGGCATAATTAACTTTTCAATATCTCTTAACTTTTCTTTGTTTGCAGCATCTAATTTATCTTTGGCTGCTTCAGCTTTGTTAACTTTTAAACTTGCATCTCTAAGTTTTCTTGATGCTTCAGCTTCAGCTTCACTTACTTTCTGATCAGCTTCTGTTTCTTTCTTACGATATTCTTCTTCACTTACTCCTGTGAATCCAAAATCATAATCCATATATTCTTCAGGTATTGTTCTTTTCATTAGAAAAAGTCCTCCAAGGTTGCTCTTTTTTCAGTTTCCCATCCTATACTATCAAGTATATTTTTTAATGGTTCAACATACGCTTTATTAAATTGTGTGTCATAATCTATCTGGTCGTTGATATTAAACTCTTCAGGTAACACTCCAGAAAAAGCTATAACATTTTCTTTTACTCTATTAGGTAATTTTAGATATAAAAATTTAATTTTATCTCCAGCAAAGATTCTCTCGTACTTCTTTTCAATACCAAGTTCTTTAATAAAGTAATTGTAAAGTAAAGCTCCTCTCACATGTATAGGTGTAGATTTTCTATAAATTCTACTACTATCCTTATATTTATCGAGATTGCTTACTCCTCTAGGGAAAGCAGCATCTTCAGGTTTAAGATTGTGAAAGTCTTTTCTAGCTTTTTTAATATACGCTTGTACAGTCTTTTCGTCTTTTTCCATAATCAACTTAATAGTTTCTTTAATAATCTTTCTGACATCCATAGGTGTACTACTTCTTACAGCTTCAATACCCATCATCTTTACTTGAGGTTCTTTATATCTTACACCTTCACTATCAAGAACATTTAACATATAATGTTTCTTTCCAGTCCATATTCCTTTATCAGCNATCACTTCTCGTTTCATTACCATAAGTTGTTTAGTACANTTCATTCTTTTCTTCAACTTAGAATAACTTTTATCTAATAAAGGTTCAGCTATCTCTTCACCAAATTGGTTTAGTCTTTCTAATATTTTTTCTTTAGGTAAGTCAGGATAAAACTTTTTAACAAAAGGTCCAAAGTTAATATATAAACTATCAGTATCAATAGCAATAACATAATCTACATCTTGAGTTTTTAGAATTTTGTTTAAATATCTATTAACAGTTTGCTCTGCATTTCGTATTGTATATTGTCCTGTTACAGTAATACCTTCTGCAATTCGTTGATCAAAGTATTTGAAATATTGATTAGATAAAGCACCATATAAACTATTCATTAAAATCTTCACAGCCATTTGTTGATTACCAAAAGTTGCAGCTTGCTTTTCAAGAGCTTTATCTTTTCCAACTTCTTGTAACTTTTTAAGAGCACTAACTTGTTTGTTTTTCATTTGTACTCTTTCTTTATACAATTGATCAATTAACATAGGAATGATACCTTGTGTTGTAGTACTGAAACATTGACCTGTACCAGCCATACATAAATCTTCAGGTATTGTATAATCTTTTTCAGTAAGTAAATCATTTACAGTTACATCAGCAACTTTAGTAGGAACAATAGTTTCAGGAGACATATTGTATTGCATAATAATATGAGGATATAAACTATTTAAATCAAAACTCATAACCCATTCATGCATTCCATTAATAGGAAGTTTAACATGAGCACCTTCAATACCATCTTGTTTATCTCCAATTTTTTTAGGAGGTACAACTATATTTCTTCTTCGTAATTCATTATAAATTATACTATCCCACATACCAACACTACCAAAAGCATCCTTGAAGTTTGTTAAACTTTTATATGCAACAGTCATAGCTAGAGTTAATAATCCAGTCTTCTCTTCTATCTTATCAACAACTTGAACATCACGAATATTATAATCAATAAACTTTTGATGGTTCTGTTTGTATAGATCATTAAGACTTGTATACTCACTATAATCTAATTTCTTTTCTCCAAGTACAATATTAGCAATATTATCTAACTTATAACTATCAGGTGTACCATAAGTATATCCATACTTTTTAAATACATCAAGATAATCTAATTGTTGAATACCATGAATATCGTAATAGTGATGTTCATTACCACCCATTATAATCTCACCTCTACTAACACTTTTCCATGGTGAAAGTTGTTTCATAGCTCCAGTAGATAGGATCCTATCAATACGATTTACAATATAAGTCATATCAAATAGTCTACTGTTCCATCCAGTAATAACATCAGGATAATTATTAATCCAATGAAGTAAGAATTTACTTAGTATATCTTTTTCGTTAATACATTTTATATACTTGATATTTTCTTCTTCAGAAAAATTAACTTCACATTTATCTTTAGACCAATCACCATTAGCCCAAACATAGTAAACATTATCTTGATTATTTTTTACTGTAATAGCTGTTATAGGGTGCGAGGCATATTTAGGATCAGGAAATCCTTGATCACTTTGTACCTCAATATCAATAGTGGTTACATTAATTAAATCTCTATCCCAATCACACTGATCTCTAAAATGATCACTTATAAATTGGTTAATGTATCTTTCATTACCATAAGCACTAGCATTAGAAAACTCTGAATATTGTTTTAAGAATTGAGTACAATCACCCATGGATCCAGGTTGAAAAGTTTTTACATCTTCACCTTTAAGGGTCTTGTATTTACTTTTTTCTTTTACAGGAAGAAAGAATGTAGGTTTGTACTTTATGTAAGACTTGACAGGTCTTCCATCTTGGTATCCTCTAAAATAGATAGCATTACCTTTTCTATCTACACTTGTATAAAAAGCATTCTTCATTAAAAGATATTATACTTTATATCTTTAGATTAGGCAACGGTCCTGTTGGTTTTATTAATCCAGAACCTTGTGTCTGGCTATAAGCATTTTCAATTTCTCTTTTCGGAGAATAACTCATAACAATCTTATCACTTTTTATCTTAACTGCGGTGTTCTCACCAAATGGGTTATATGGAGCAAAGCCAACCATTGGTTGTTTAGTTTTTTCATCTACTCTCATTTGGATCACAGCTGGCTTATCAATCTCAACTGTATCATTTTCTAACCACTCATTTTCATTCTTTACTGTACCAAAAACATCTTCGCCAGTTTGTAATCTAAATGCTGTAATCATATCACTTGCCTCATTCTTTCTACTAATCTATTAGCTCTGTTTGTTACTTGTTTGTACCATCTACTGTCAACCATTTCGTCAGCAGCCTTATTCCAATTCTTTGAATCAACTCCAGCTTTCATACCTTTGAATTTACTCAGTCTTGGATAACCCATATTGAACATCATATTAGCTACAATGTGTTGTACTTCTTCAGGTAGCTCTGTCCAATTAGGATATAATTTAACACAGTCCATCATAACTGTATCTAAATCTCTTTCTAAACATTCTTGTATTCTTTCTTCACTTACTTCTGTTCCAGTATCTTTACCTGATTCAGGATCTGCAGCTAGGACAAGATGACCAACACCAAATGTAGGATATCCTAAATGATCCAAATAGATATGTTTAACCATACCTTCATCAGCAATTATTTCTTCTTTTAATTTTGCTCTATTCATATTGTTCCTTAGTATGGGGCTCCGAAGAGCCCCTGTTGTTATTTGTCTTCTAACAATAGTTGAGGCTTAGATGCACCTATCTTAATTGTTTTTGGTTTATCTTCCTCTGGAATAACATTCTCTAACTCAATATAAAGAATACCATTCACTATGTTAGCTCCTTTTACTTTAATTGTATCAGCTAAAGTAAATTGTCTTGTAAAGCCTCTTTGACTTATACCTTTATGAATATAATCGGTATCAGTCTTTTCAGCACCAGCGCCTTTAACTGTCAAGATTTGTTTTTCAACTGTTACATCTATACTATCCATTGTATGTCCTGCAACAGCCATTTCTATAACATACTTGTAATTATCTTTACCTACTTTAACAATATTGTAGGGTGGATAATTAGTTTGTACATTTTGTTGTGTTTGTTTGAATTGATCAAAGATTCTATCAATTCCAATCAGTCCTGTATTAAACTGATCTAGTTCGTGAGCTTTCCAATTAGCCCAATCAAAGTCTACGCTTACCATGTTTTCCTCCTTTATTTAAGCAAGGTTATTATTGTGAACACCCTATAAGGCATGTTCGTTTTTATTTATCATTTGAGAACGAGCTCTCAGAATAAATTCTATATGAGCAACACAATTCTTTTTACTTTTATGAGCGAACTTATATCTATCTTCCATATTAACAGAATACTTTCGTCCATACTTCTTTGTCTTTCTGATTGATGCTACAAAGTCAGCTGTATCATCATCATAATATTCCCAAAAAGTTTCACCTTTATCAGTTCGTATTTGTTTAATCATAATTTATTATAAAGTATTTGTTCAATTAAATCAAGCAAATTTATTAAAATTTAAAATAGGTAAATGTCCATATAAATCTACAAAATCTTCTTGCAAATCTTTTTCTCTTTCTTTATGGATTTTGGCAGAATATATTTTTGGACCATCTAATGTTTCTTTTGGCATTTCTGTAATTGGTTCAGGACAAGCCCACATATAAACTCTAGGAGGAAAATTAGATGGTTTTAACAATCCATATTCTCCGTTCATAAAAGGAGCTGTAAAAGATCTAAAACTCATTTCAGTTCTTCTTTGAAATGTTGCATCTGTCATCTTACAGTACTTACCTGCTCTTGCAGATGAGTTTGATATCTTTCCGTTATCTAAAAACTCAATAATATTAGCAGTTTCACCTATTTTAATTATCCATGAAACAATTTCTTTTTTTATTTTACAAAAATGACGTATCAATAAAATATATGTCCATGAATTATGATTTCTAAGTTTAAGAAATCTTTTTTTGGGTTTTAATCTAAACATTTGGTGCCTAGAGTCTATTCCAAATTGTTCTTGAAACATATCTACATGACGACACATATTTTTATTCTTTTCAGACATTTCTGAGTATGTTAAAGGAAGAAACTCAGCAGCTATAATAAAACCAAATTGTTTCCTACACAATTCAAAAAATTTAGTATTATCAGCAAGAAAAGTTGGTATAGTCATTTTACTAGTAAGATTTTTATCAATAAAAATTTGTTTATAGTTTTCAGGTGTAACTATAGGTCCATCCTTTTTACCAATTTCTAAATTTTTTTTATATAAACTATTTTTTTCTATATTTTTAAACAAAACTTCCTTATACTTAGGGTGAGAAGGATTATCTATAATTTTTAAAAATTTATTCATAATATAATATTACTTCAATTTAAAAATAAAATCAACTATTTTTTATCTCCTGGAACAACTTCGTCACCAATAACTTTTATGACACCATCTTTTTCAAGATTCTTCAAAACAACTTCGGTTATTTCAGGAAGTCTTCTTTCTTTACCAACATGCTCGCCAATTGCATAAGCAAGGGCGACCATGAATCCTAAAGCCATACAGGTAAATAAATCCATAATTATCTCCTGTCTATTGCATTACTATTAGCAAACAGTCTTGCTTGGACTGCTTGCGATTCTTCTTTCTTAGTTAATTTTTTTCTTGGTTCACTTATAATTAACTTTAATAATTTTTTAAATATATTCATTATAGAGACTCCTCCATTGCATCAATCATATCACAACCTTCCATCTCAGCCATTCTAGTGATCAAATCTTCCAACTCATCAAGTTCTTTCATAGTACCTCTAGTTTCCATAACTCTGTACTGACGACATAGTCCTTTTAATGCATTTGAAATTTTCATAATTTACTCCTTCTCTGTTGTTAAAAATCCGATTATAAAACTTATTATACCCACTATTGAGCAAAGGGCAACAGTTAATATAGATGCATCTCCATCTACAGCTCCTGCAGTTGCTATTGCGAATAAAAAACCTATTGCATAAAATAAAATATTCATTTTAATCTCCTAAGTTCCATCTCGATCATATCAGCATAATGCTCTAAATATGAATTAGGTCCAGCTTTTTTATCTTTCATATATCCAACGATCATTTCAAGATTTTCAATAGCAAGTTCTTTACTAGTCAAAACTTTTTTCATTACTTGACCTCCTTAATAGAAGGTTTCTTTCCAAGTTTCTTAGCAATATCGTCAAGATCAAAAACTGAAAAAGGGATAGGTTTAAGTTCTGATTTACCAGTCTCTTTATCAACTTCAGATCTATATCTGTACAATGTAGCAGCCTTAGTAAGACCTTTCATAGTCTTTCCAGATACTCCTTCAAGATATTTAATAGCTTGTTTAAAAGTTACAAAGTAACAAGATTCGTCATAACCTTCAGAACCTAGGATATCATAGTTCTTTCCAGTATATTCATTTTTAGTTATATAATTGATCATATTTCTCACTCCTTATTATTTAATTAATATCATCTCTCATTATATTAATTATCCTATACTTTCGATATAATGACAACAGTAGATAGGAAAAAACATTCCTTTAAAATCAAGGGTTTAAAAACTTTGATAAAATTTATATTCTAATATCTTGTAGCATAGCTTTGCAACTAGGAAATCATACGCGTGCATACCTTTAATTGGTGCAAATTCCACTACATCTGCAGCTACTACATTGTTTTCTGTTATCAAATGATATAATAATGTAATTGTTTCATCCCACATTAAACCACCAGGTTCTGGTGTTCCTGTTGCTGGCATAAAGAAAGATCAAAAGCATCTACATCAAATGTAAGATATATGTTTTTTCCTGTTGGTAAACTTCCTTTATAACTATCTTTTGTCAGAGTTGTATGACATTGAATTCTATCTGTATTATCTTCTATGTAATCACATTCTTCTCTACTCTTATTTCTTATACCATATTGATGAAGTTTTATATTATCATCTATTTCAAGACATCTTCTCATTGCACATGCATGACTTTCTTTTGAGTTTTCATATGTTTCTCTAAGATCACAATGTGCATCAAACTGTACTATCTCCAAATCTGGATAATCTTCTAAATGTGGTTTAACTGCTGCTGGTGTAATACTATGGTCTCCACCTATTGTTAAAATAAATCTTCCATTTTGTTTACCCAACCTGATCATCTCTTCTAATTCAGGTAAATGCATTTGCCATTGCTTTGAGAACAAACCTGTAAAAGTATGGATATTCATACCCTCAGATCTATCTTCTGGAAAACCTCTTCCGTGTTCGTGATATGTTTCTACTTGATAGCTTGCTTTGATAACAGCTCTTGGTCCATCTTTTGTTCCTCTACCATAAGAAACACCTTTCTCGTGACCATAAGGTATTACAAGAACATTGCAATCTTTATATTGTGATTTTTTAAGTCCTAAAAAGTTCATGTAATTTCCTAACTGTTCTATTTTTTAAATTAGCATTATTGTAAGCATAATTTGCTATGATAGGTAAAGTACTTGTTGCTTCACCATAAACCATTTGTGTGTTAGAAGGATCAACCTTTCCCCATGAACACGCTTCATCTAAAGTAGAACTTGAACAAGCTCCATCTCTAACATCTGCAACAGTTAGTTGTATAGCATACTCGTGCATTGGTACTCTATGACCAATAGCATCAGCTGAAACAACTATATCTTGAGCAAAGTTTTTAGGTACTCCACCACCAACCATAAACAGTCCAGTGCTAGGAGATTCTACTTTTAGATAAGTTAATTCTCTTAAATCCTTTATACTATCAATAATAACATGATCTGTTGGATTATCTGTTTGATGCATCATTAAACCAATTCCAGCTGCACTATCATTTAATGCAGGACAGAATATTGGTACATCTTGTTTAAAACATTCTTGTACTAAACTTGCATTGGTTCTTTCTAAAAAACCTAACTCATTTAAAAATTCTCTTGAACTTTGTGGTTTAACTGCACAATGTTTATTTGCAAACTCTGCAATATAACTATCAACTAATTTTAAACCATCTTCTGCAATATATGTGTCATAGATTCTATCAACATGATTATCTCTTAATACATTATCATCAGCTTTACTGGATCCAATATAATGTCTATTTCCAAGACTTTCAAATAAATCCATATCAATAATAGATGCACCTGTAGCTACTATAATATCAACCATATTATATTTTACTAAGTCTCTATATAATTGTAAACATCCTGCAGCTTGTGTTGAACCTGCTATAGTTAGAATAATTGTTAGGTTACTATCTTCTAACATTGTTTTATATAGCTGGCAAGCGTTGTATATTTCTCTTGATGTGAATGAAGTTGATCTCATTTGATCAACCATTGGTGTAACATTAAACTTAGTAAAGTCTATATGATCAACTGTCTCTTTTAATAAATGGTCTGTCAATTAACTGTTCCTTCTTGCTATAAAAATTATGTTTTTTTAAAACTTCTAAAACTGTCTTTACATTATACTCTTTACAACTATAAATGTCAAGCTGAAAATCTTCAGTATCCCAAGTATGTAATATTATATGGCTTGTTGTTATAGCTGTCATCATAGTAAATCCTTCATTACCTTCATCATCACAACGAGCTATATGAGGACCACTTAATATCTTCATATCAAGTTCCTTTAATAATTCATCATTTAAATCTTGTAGTTTTGGCCAAGGCCATAGTAAAGGATTTACTGTATCAAAATGTCCTGTAACAATTAAATGCTTATGCAACATTCTTTTTTAATCCATCAAGGAGTAAGCTCCATTCTTTAGCTCTGAACTCCCAATTGTAAAAATTATCAAAATAATTCTTCTGAACTTGTAATTGACTTGTCCAACCATTATCTTGCTTGAGCATATTAATTGTATTGTTCATAATAGTAGCAAAACGATTAATATGTGTTTGTGGTTGTTCTGTAAATTGATACATGCTTGCAAAGTTTGCGCATGTTTCTGGCAATGCTCCAAGGTTAGAACAAACTGTTATACATCTTGCACTCATAGCTTCTATTGCTGCTATACAACTTGTTTCAACCCAAATACTTGGAAATGCAAATATATGAGCTTTGCCCAATCCTTTTACAACTTCATCATGCGGTTGTGTACCATGATAAGTTATCTTTGGATGTTCTTTACATTTATCAATTAGAGCTTGATATTGTTGATCTCTATGAGCCCAACCATAAATTTTGAAACTACTATAAACATCTAAATGTAAGTTATCATGTAATGTACAAAGATGTTCAAATGTTGGAATAAGTAATTCTAATCCTCTGTGAGGAGTTGTATGATATATTAAATTAATTTGTTCTTTTGGATCTGGTTTATTAATTAAATTTCCAGGTATTGGATCAATTGCATTTTTCATTACAATACCTTTATCGTATGGTACACCTAAACCTAAGTGATAAGTTTGCATTTGATAATTACTAACAAACACCAGCTTTGTAAACTTTGCTAGAGACTCATCATCTTTCAAATGATTAGCTTCTGGATCATTCCATAAATCATGTAGCCAAAGAATCCTTTTCTTATCTTCTAATTCTCTTACTCTACTACAAATAATTTGAAACTCTTTAGTAGTCTCTTCTGGTAACTCTTCAATTAATCTATTATACATTCTTTCAGTACCACCTTGACTTTTTGCATAGGTACCATTAGATTGTAATTTTGGATCCGAACCTAAAGAAAATTCTCCTTTATGTTCTTCTCCTTTATGTACTCCAGTTATGTTAAGTTTCGTCACTTTCAGTTGTCTCCTTTTCACCGTTCTTTTGGTTTGGTTTTCCAATATTATACTTTGCAGTTAAGTTCCATTCATCTTTTTCTTTGAATGGTAAAACTTTAATCTGACTTATAGGAGCAATAGGATCTTTAGATAGATCTGGTATTACCAATTCTAATAAACCCCATTCAGCTAATAAATTTGCTATTGTATTTCTTCTTGAGATATCGTTATCTGAAAAGTTTGAAGGCTTTCCATCTAATGCAAATAATTCTTTAAAATGAACTATGTAATATCTTCCTTGTTTATGCAATATGTGACATGATTGATATAGAGTCTTATCTTTTCTTGATGCAACACCTATACGAGTTAAAGTCTCACGAATCTTTAAAAAGTCATCCGTTTGTCTTAACTTAACCTCTATCATCTTGTCTGTGTCAATTGTCATTTCACACCACCTTTAGTTATTTTATTTCTAATAATTTCTAATTGTTGTTTTGACAATAATGGGAGGGCAGACTTTGCCTTTTCGTTGCTATATTCATAATATTCTTTAACGATCTCCAAATCATCATTATCTATTTTTTTATCCCACTTCTTAAATCTTTTTCGTGGTCTAACTTTATTTATCAAATAATCATATTGCAGCTTATGATCAGCTTGATGTCTCATATTCATTTCATTAGCTAATAAAGCACAATCAATAAACTGAGATAAACTCTTATTAGTTAAAAATGGATTATACAAACTCTCTTTCAAAGGAGTATCCATTACCAAATCTTTCTTATATGTAATACTATTAATATATTCAAAAGGACTCATTTGCCTTGTCCTCTATACTTTTTAAATGATCTTCTTTTACTTTTATTCATGGTAGATGTCTTTGTAGTATTACTTCTTCTACCAATAGAAGTTCTTTTGAAGGTTGGTTCGTAGCCTGTAGATGTAAGTCTTTTTACCATTATTTAAATTCACTTTCTATCATTATTTGTGTCAAGCATGCCACAAGGTTTATTTCTTGATCAGCAACAAAAGCACTTTTATATTGATAGTCTGCTATCGTTGTTACTAACATTGGTATTGATTGTTCTTTCATATTACTATTACAAGTATCATATAATTTACGATAAATTGTAGTAGGATCATTATCCATATTCTGTGCTACCCATTTTCGCATTGAATTAAATTCTTTATTCTTCAAGTTTTTTATTAAAGTATTAAATGAGCTATCACTTAGCTGTACTAAGATTCCACTATCTATTTCACCACTACCACTATATCTTTGTAATTCATTTAACACTCTTCTCCAATCAGGAAAATGTTTAATAATTAACTCAGCTAAAACTTTATCGTTAAATTTAATATTCTCTTGTTTAAGAATATTCTTAGCTCTAGCTAGAAACTGTTTAGCTAATACAGGTTTTTCTTCTTTAGATATATTGAATTCTATAGTACTACATCTACTATGTAATGGTTCTATAATTCTATTTTTATAATTAGCAGTTAAGATAAACCCACAGTTCTTACTAAACTCTTCCATAAAGTTTCTTAATGCAGGTTGAGTACTTTGAGGATTTAGATAATCAGCTTCATCTAATATAACAAACTTTCTTCCACCTTGTAATGAAACAGTACTTGCATAACTTTTAATCTCATTACGAAGTGTATCAATATTACCATTCATACTTCCATTNATAATAATATAATCACTTTTAGTTTCTTGTAACATTGCTCGTGCAANAGTTGTCTTACCAACACCTGGTCCACCACAAAGTAATAAATTTGGAATACCTTTCTCTACAAACTCAGAGAAAGTTTTGCTTAATTGTTTAGGAAGTATAGCTTCAGATATCTGAAGAGGTCTATACTTCTCAACCCATAGAAATTCTTTTGTCATAACTATTCACCATTGTATACAGATCCATGTTCACCGGCAACCCAGTATTTTATCTCTTGATCTGAACTTGAAAATTCTACCATTGCAGGTTCAAATCTTATACTTACATCATAATTTAATTGTAATAACTTTAAGTTTTCAACTTTCAATATTAAGTTAAACTCAGCTGAAGATTCTCCAACATGCTTGGTAAAGTTATTACTAGTTGTGTTTTTAATATCGTTAGCTGACATAGTTATATTCTTACCATCACCATTAATAACTATCTCAGGTAATTGAAGAACATTGGCAGCTTGCATTATACCTTTTATATCCTCACTACGTAGAGAAAAAGTAACAGGACGATTCGCCATATCTAAATCTTTCTCAGGAGCAACAAGGATCATATCTTTACTTGTGTAAAAATAATTACTTGATACACTACTATCTTTTATTGTAACATATTTTTCTTCAAAGTCTAATTCAGGTTCTTTGAATAGACTAAGTACTCCAATGAATTGGTTAAGATCATAGATACCAAACTCAAAAGGAAAAGACTCCTGTAACTTGACTTTTGATATCACAGTCTTCTGTGCACTCATTGTCTTTATTGTATTGCCAGCCGAGAATAATAACGACTGGTTTATTGTAGTAAAGTTCTTTAGAACTTTGACTGTTTCATCACTTAATTTCATAATATAATATCACTTTTACTTAGGTTTGCATAGCACTTTTAGGATTGCTAGGTGCTAACTTCTTAGGTGTAATTTCCTCAGGATTAGCTGTAGCAGCTGCTCCAATTTGAGCCAAGTCCATAAGACTTCCACCAAACATATAAGCACCTTGATGTGATAGTTTCATCCAAGGACACATCCAGATCTTTAATCCAATCTTTCTTGCCCACTGACAAAACATATAATCTTCTGAAAGATATCTTTTACTATCAGGACATATAACTGTATCAAAGTAAGCTAAAATCTCTCTTGATCCATCAAAATGTTTAGTCCTTATATGATCAGGTTTATAAGACAGATCAGGATATGCCTTAGCATACTTTTCAAATGCATCTCTTCGTACCATCATAAATCCAGTACCACCTTCTAACACTTCTGCTGGCTCGTTAACCTTAATCTCAGTTACACCTTCAACAGGATTAAATACATAATCACCTACATATTTTTCTAACTTGTTAGGATCCTCATCAGCAAAGCCTCTATCAACAGCTCTTTTAATCTTTTCCCAAGATATAGTTTTCTTAGGATAAGGACCACATACGATATCTTTATCACTTTTAGGATCAGCTAAAGCAGCCAATGCTAATACATCTTGAGGATCAAAACCAATATCACTATCAATAAACATTAAATGTGTTTTATCAGATCTTAGGAATTCATCAACAAGATAGTTTCTTGCTCTTGTAATTAAACTTTCGTTGAATAAATAAAAGAAAGATATATCAATCCCATATCGTGTTCCTAAAGATGCTAAGTCTGCTGTTGATTTACAATACTGTCCACCACACATTCCTCCATACATAGGAGTTGCAACAAATATCTTTCTAGTTTTAAGTTCGTTTATATCAATACTAATTTCCACTTTTTACTTCTCCATATTTTTTATCATGTTGTTTATCAATACCATAGCTACCATCATATAATGATAAAGTTTCTGCTTCAAACATTATAAACTGTCCAACTCTGGTTCTTTCTTTAATATATGTTTTACCACCTCTTACATGCAATGCTCCAGCCATTATTCCATGGTATCCACTATCGTATAAACCACTTGTAATAAACACACCATTTCTATTAAGAGTTGATCTCGTTATAACAAAGCCAGCATATCCTTCACCAACGCTGACTATATTTTCCATTACTATTTCATAGACTCCTGGTTCAAGAGACCACCAACCTTTTTCATCAGGTTCAATCTCTGTTGTAGCCCTGTGCACTTTCTTATTTTCACTAATAAGAAACTGACCGTCCATACTAAATATTTTACTAACTCTTAGATCAACAGCATTAGGTTGGCTGTCGTATTTTGATACGTTTGTTAAATCACAATCGTTATCTTTGCTCAGTATATGTTTCACCGTGTCCTCCATAATGTAATGCTAAAATAGCATAATGTATAATTTTTAGTAAGTCTTTTTTATTCTTACCATCTTTCTTCCCATATCTCATAGCATATTTAACAATAGTACCTAAGCACATATCTTCAGCTATGTCCATGCTTTCCCAAACATCTAATGTTTGTATTTCTTTATTACCAACATAATGTTGTCCATATGTACTCTTAACATATTCAAAAACATCATCTAGTAGATTATCTTCGTTGTATTTAAAATTAGGCGACTTCACTTATTATATCTCTCTCATATTTTGGCATAAGACCCCATAGATATGCATAAACTAATCTGTCAATGTAATCCATGTTTTCTTTTGCTAGTTTCATAAAAAAATCATTATCTTCTTTATCTTGCTCTATTTTATGATTAAAGTCAACAGGCATATGAAACTTTCCATGTAATAATCCACCAGGAGTATCATCAAAGCCATATCCATTTAATCCATGCCATATAGCACTACTACTATCCCAACTATCAATATATCTTTTGAATGGAGACATAAATTGTATTTCGTTAGGACCATCAACCATTCCTAACAGATGAAGTTTTTGTCCTTTAGCTTGAATAGCACTTAGACATTGGTTCTCTGCTAAAAGATACATCATATGTAATCTTGCAGTAAATCTATGTAATGATGGTTCGTGTCCAAAAGGTTCTATACCATAAGCATTCGGAACAGCTAGAATACTCATTCCAATATAATCAACTATATGTTCATTATCTGTTGCCCACTTAAAGCATTCAATATAATCTTTTCTATTATTTTTTAATCCTTGAGGAACAAAGAAAGTTTTAATTCCTGCTTTATGGAATAATTCACTTTGCTCTTTTGCTGCTTCAATAGTTTTACCTGACTCTTCACCAGGATAGTCTGTCATTACAGCATAGTCAGCATTAATTCTTTTAGCATACTCTAATATATCTTTTCCAGACATATAGCCTTTGCCTTGCTGTGTAAATTCAAAAGCACTGTTATCCATAATGATAGTGGATCCATTAGCTTTTTCTTTTTTATAGAATTCTACATACTCAGGGTTTTCATCAATAAGATGAGCAAGAGTTAAATGAACATCTCTTCCTTTTGTTAAATGTAGATAGTTTACTGGACTAATATGACAAAAATGTGTCTTATGCATACTCTTCATAATATACCTTTCAAGTTAATAAGTCAACAAAGACTTACGAGATTACAGTTTTTATCAAATGAAATGGAACTGTGGACATTGATTTTTGACCAGGCACTTGGATCTTAGCATAACTGTGTCCATGCATGGCAATATTACCTTCATAGTTTCCAGAGACTACTTTTTTAGTCTGTGGATCCATAAAAGAAACTTTAGGATCTCTACCAAGTCTTTTTGACTTAGCCTTCGCCAACTTTAGTTTTTTTTTTATTAAGTCGTCAGTGGCTTCATTTAATTCTGGGTCATACTCATCTACGAGATTACTGACATGATTGTCAAAATGTTTTACATGCTGTGCACCAAACTTCTTTATAAACTTCTTTTTAATAGCTGGATGAGTTTGTGTTGTATTTAAAACATGATGTCTTGTAAAATCTCTCATTGCTTTATGATCAGGTGCTTCTACTATATGTTCTTTAAAACTTTTCATTAATACTCCTTTGGATATTCAATATGACATCCGTTCTCGTTATCTTCGCTCACATCAATAGCAAGCCATCTGTCTAAGTATTTATCTTTTATTTTCTTTGCAAGATCATCAGCCATCATCTCACAGCTCTTATAATCTAACTGTAATACATCCTCATTATACAAACTCTCTAACCACCTCTTCAAGATAAAGAATTCTATATCTCTATCGTTATCATACACTTCAATCTGCACTTTAAAGTGAAAGATATGTCTATGATCATTTCTTAGAAAAGATACTTCTTCAGGAGCATCAGGATACTTATGAATACCTTCTCTTTGAAAAGTAACCCAAATACTTCTATTCACTTTTCTTAATATAATATCTCTGTCTTGTTCTTTTGCTACAGATTTGAGGAAGCTATCATATGATTCACGTTCACTCATATTGCTGCTTTAAGTTCTTTTATTCTATGTTCTAAAACACCAACAGTTGTATGAAGATGACCACAATCTTGTGGTTCAATTCTTTTCTTGATGACTTTTATTTCATCTTCTAATACTTTAATCTTAGTTTTTATTTTCATAATATAGTCCTCTCTTTGTGTCTCCTCAAGTAACTCTTCCATATCAAAATACCACCCACACATAATGTTACTATTTAATAAATACTACAGGACGCAACTTTGCGAGTGAGAGAGGAGTGAGGTCACGTCCTGTAGTTGCTCTCCATACATTCATCACAGTACGACTGAGATCATAATAAAAATTGAATGTATTAAGGAGATTCTTTTTCATAAACTTAAGCACTCCTTGCTAAGTTTAAGAATTCTCTTCTTATATCAGATACTTCATCAGCAAATATACCACCAACAGATAATGTAACAGTACTACTGTTCTGGTCTTGAATACCTCTACTTTTTACACAATAATGCTGAGCATCAACATAAACTGCTACATCTTTAGTTTGAGCAACAAACTGAATAGTAGCTCTAATCTGTTCTGTTAATCTTTCTTGAACTTGAGGTCTCTTAGCAAAGAATTGAACAATTCTATTCAACTTAGATAAACCTAAAAGTTTTTTATCAGCTATGTAAGCTACTGTAGCCAAACCATCTATCACAACAAAATGATGTTCACAATTAGATTGAACATTAATATTCTTCTCTAATAAGAACGAACCACTTGTCTTCATCTTATTATCTATTGCAGTACATTTTGGAAAGTTACTGTAATCTAATCCATAAAATATTTCATTCACAAACATCTTAGCTACACGATTTGGTGTATCCATCAATGAATCATCTTGTAAGTCTAAACCTAGCTCTATCATTATATCACTAAAGCTATCAGCTATTGCTGTTATCTTTTCTTGAGCTGGTCTATGGACTGTTTCGGTCATAGGTGTTTCTAAACCTAACTGTTCCAGATATGCTTTTACTTCTTTTCCTAGTGTAGGATCACATTTATAACTTGGGTGCATTTTACTCCTCCTTTACTATTGCGCTATTGCCACCATGTTCACTTACTTCACATGACTCAACCCAACATCTACCATCAGTCTTTTTATTAATTAAACTGTTGGCATGGTCAAAGGCATGCTCTGCAAACTTCTCACAACCTACACCGTCCATAAATACGATCTGTGCAAGTCCTGAGTCTTGTAACATTTTTAAATGATCAGCTTGTGGATCTTCTACATCTACTGCTAACTTGTGATCAAAAGTTTCTTGTAGCCATTGCTTCAAGTCTTTAAGATCTCCAAAATCCACAACCCAATTCTTATCGTCTAATTCTTTACATGCAAATACAAACTTAAAAGATAAACTGTATCCATGTATATACTTACAGTGACTATGAAATGCTCTAGGTTGTCTAAATGCACAAGATAGTCCTACATTATGTCCGTACGTTTTAGTACTACTATATCTACTATTCATAATTTACTCGTTCCCATGGATATACTATCCATGAATCATTGTACTGCATCTGACCCTCATAGTCAACAGTAAATTTAGAACTTTTCTTACTAATTATAGCAGCCGTCTTAAATGTAATATTTCTTGTTGTTAAATACGTATTTATGTAGTCAAACGTTTTTCCACTATCATTGATATCATCAAGTACTAAGTAAGTTAATTTTTTCTTTATTGCTGGCCATGGACTACTTGCAACCATCCCATCTCTAAAACTAATATCTACAGTTAATAAAGGAATACTTAAATGATTAGATAACAATACAGCTGGTGGTAATCCTCCTCTAGCTAATCCAATTATCATATCAGGTTTAAATCCATCTTCTTTCATTTGTTTAACAATATAGAACGCATGTCGATCTATATCATCCCAACTCATATATTTCTTTGGATACTTAGACA